CATCCGCCTTCGCCTCCGAGATCTGGCATCTCGAACTCGATCCGCGGACGAGGCTCGGTGATCGGCGTGACATCGCGAAGCTCGTAGAGACCGAGCTCGATGGCCGAAGCGCGGCGGAGCTCCGCGCGATCAACGTCCTGGCGCCGCACATCGAGAATCGCGCGGTAGACAGCGACATCAAATAGCTCCTCCGAGAGCTCGCGATCCCAGTCACGGGCGCGCGCCAGATCGAGGTGGCCGTAGCGATCGCGACCGAGCTCGAGGCGCTCCATGAGGACATCGAGCACGCGAAGCTCGTCGTAGCTGCACCGACCAAGTCGGGCAGCGATGCACCGCGCGAGGGCATCGCGAGCCACCGAGGACTCCGGATTGGTGATCGCGCGTGGGCGAGACCCACACGCGAGATCGCTCTCGTCGTTCGTCGTCACTTGGAATACCACCCGTGCGCGACAGCGGAGTCGAACCGCTGCGAGGACCGTCCGCGCGCCGCCGCTCTATGCGGACGGGACGTCGGACGATGCCGACGGCTTCGCTTCGACCGGCGGGGGAGCCGGGGCGTGCGCAGCCTGCCACTCTGCGATCCACATCGCGGTCACCTCGGCGACCGGATGGTTGTCTGGCGTCGCGCCCGGACGGATTGCGAGGCACCATCGTTCGGCGGGGCGCGAGCCGTTCGGCCTCAGACCTACGAGGTTGTCGTATGAGCAGCCGCGGACTTTCGCGATCGTCCCGACCAGGCACGCGCAATCGCCTTCGTACGCTGAGCCGTCGATAGTGCCATCGCGCAGCGCAGCGAGCAGGCCAGGAACCTCGGCGGGTGCCTTGTCGAGCACGTCGAAGAGGTCGAGCTTGATGCGCGTGAGACCAGCAGCGAGCAGCTGGCGCGCACCGTCGAGGCTCGCACCGTCGAGGCGCGCACCGTCGAGGCTCGCACCGACGAGGCTCGCACCGTCGAGGCTCGCACCGACGAGGCTCGCACCGTCGAGGCTCGCACCGTCGAGGCGCGCACCGTAGAGGCTCGCACCGTCGAGGCTCGCACCGACAAGGCTCGCACCGTCGAGGCTCGCACCGTCGAGGCGCGCACCGTCGAGGCTCGCACCGTCGAGGCGCGCACCGTCGAGGCTCGCACCGTCGAGGCGCGCACCGTCGAGGCTCGCACCGTCGAGGCGCGCACCGTCGAGGCGCGCACCGTCGAGGCTCGCACCGTAGAGGCTCGCACGTTCCAGAGCTCTCCGGGTGGCACGGATGCGAGTGTCGTCGACGTCGGTTTCGTAAAGAACGGCGCCGGTGATGTAGTGGCGAATCGTGATGATCATCGGAAGGCTTTCGGGGTGGTGAGGTGGTATGGGCAATGCGGAGCGAAGTCCGCGCGGGGAACGAGGCGATGGAGATCAGGACGGAGGCGCGGCATCGGCATCGGCAGCGGCAGCGGCAGCGGCAGCGGCAGCGGCAGCGGCACGCCGACGCTTGAGAGATCGGCCGAGCGTCGCCGTGCTCGATGTCCCCCAGTGCGATCGTTCCCAGTCCTCGAGCACCGCGCGAGCTTCAGGATCGCTGCGGTTGTCGAGGAGCTCGACCGGGCGATGGAGTGTCATCGTCGCGTCTCCTCGAGCGCGACGTCTGCGCTCGCTGCCGTCGAATCCATCACGCGCCAGAAAGCGCGCGTGACAGGAACGCACACCAATGGGCGCGACGAAACGCAGGGATGAGCGGAGAGGTTCATCTCGCCTTCGCTCCCAGCGTGTCGGCGAGAAGTTGCTCGCCCAGCGGCATCGAACGCACGAGCCGCTCGAGGCGGTCGGCGCGCTCCTTGTCGGTCATCGTGACGCGTGGGAACACGTCGAGATCGAACGTCTCGACCAACGCCGAGCCGAGCTTGGTGGCGAGCGTGGCGTTGTAGAGCCGGAGTCGCGTGCCGATCGCGATGCAGTCCTCGACTGCGATGTAACGATCCCTGCGATCCAGAGCTCGCCGTAGGTCACCGTGTCGCGCGCCGCAGACGCCGGCGGCCACGATGATGCCGCCGATGCACTCGATGCCGTCCGTCAGGTGCCGGTAGACCTTGCGGGACGCGGATTCTACTGCTGCGGTCTCCGCATTGTCTTGCGATTCCGAGGCCATCACTATGGTTGCGCTCCATTGCGCGTCGAAAAGGAGCACAAAGCAGCAAAGACTCGATGGCCACGAGGTGCGACGATCTTCGCATGCGGAACGAGACCAAGCTGGTCGGCATCATGTTTGGTGGCTGCGTCGCCGTATTCGCGATCTTCGAGATCGCCGTCCACATGCTCTCGGCGAACAAGGCTGACTCGACCGGCGTACGAGAGCGAGAGATCAGACAGCACGCCGCCGAGAGACCAGAACCGAAGTTCATCCCGAGCAGCGGAGACGCGAACTGGTGGTGCAGCGATGCGATGACAGGCGATGTGACCTGCGATCGGCTGCGTGAGTCCTGCGATCAGCGACGGCAGAAGACCGAGCTGGTTCGATACCTCGACGCGCCCTGCATCGGTGCGGCGGCCGTCGCATGCTTCGATGCACGCCGGACCTTGACCGGTGAGACACAAACGACGTGCTTCTCGTCGATCACAGACTGCGAGAATGCTCGCGACCGGTTCATGTCGACGAATGGACGCGACTGGAATCCGGGCATTGACTGCGAGAAGCGGTGACGTCACGCGGACTTCGCCTTCGGTGCGTCATGGACTTCAGGAACATGAACGAGCGTGGCTCCGAGCGCGTCGGCGAGCGCCTCGGCCTCCTCGGTCTTCATCGCGATCGGATCGGGCACATCCATGATCTTTCGGCGGAGAGAGGAGCGGTCGAGATCGAGCCCGCTGCGCTCGAGCAGCTCATCCATCGTCCACTCCGTCTTCTCGTAGGCGTCACGGAGTTGTTCGACGAGCGACTTCACAACATTCTGGGTACAGCATGCCCATTTCCAAGTCAAGGACTGGGCACGCTATACCCGGACGTTAGTCGATAACCTAGTGATATGGCTCAGGAGAAGAAGCTTCGCGGAAAGCCGATCGTCTTGCCGTTGTGGTGGCTGGCCGAGTTGCGCACCAAGTTTTCCGAAGCGAAGGAGCGCGGCGACACCAACAAAGTGAAGCTTGCGGCAGAGCTGACGACCCTCGCCGGCCGCCGCGACCCTTGGGATCACAAAGCAGTCGAGCGATTTCTCAACGGCAAGACGGTCACCGTCGAGATGATGTGGGCGTTCCTCGATTACTTCCCTTCGCTGGTGCAGCCCGTGTTCTGGGCTTCAAGCGAGGGTGAAGCGAAGCGACTCCTCGACCTGATCAGTCGAGGAAACGCCAATCCGGATTGGAAGCAGAGATATCGAGAACTAGAAGCGAAGTTGCTCGAGCTCGCGGAGCCTGTTCGAGATCAGACCAGCGCAGTAGCTTCGCTGCATGAACAAGCGACCAGAAGTCGAAAGCCGGGCAGTGGAGGCGGAGAGCGCGTGGGACGAGGCCGGTCGTAGTCTTCTCAGGCACGATCCCGAGAAGTTCGAACAGATTCTGTCCATCACTCGAGCGTTCGTGGCGCTCTTTGAACGCGGTGTTGAGGACAACGCAGTCTTCGTCTCGCGTATGGAGCAAATTTCCAAGAGACGGCCGAAGGTTACGGCGTAGAGGGCATTGCATGCCCAAATTACGTTGACATGGACCACTAGAATGGGCATGCTGTGCCCATGGTCGCAGCCACCACCACCCCGCTCCTCGCTCCCTGCTCCACCTGCGGCGAAGTCCCGCGCACCGCCCGCGCCGAGCTCGCCCTCGACCACCAGCGTCACGAGCTGACGCGGCTCCGCGACGAGGTGTCACGGCTCAGCCGCGAGCTGTACGACGCCAACGTGGGCCGTGCCGCTGCGGTCCGCGGCGAGGCTCGAGCGCTGGCCGAGCGCGATGCGGCCCGTGCCGAGGCTCCCGCCGTCGACAGCGTCAAGCTGACGCGCGCCATCGAATCCTCCCTCTGCGGCCAGCTGCGCAAACTGACGCACCAGGACCCGCTGGTATCGACGTCGAAGGTGGTCGCCGACGTGGCGCGGAACATCGCCCAGGCCGCGTTGCTGGCGATCGAGACGGACAGGGAGGCGGTTTAGCCATGGCGACCATCACGCGCCACATCGGCGTTCAGCCTGTTGCTGATAGCGCGCCAGCCGTGTTTGCGCTGCTCGATGCCAGCCTGGCGCTCCGTCGTATCGGGCTCTCGCCAATGTGTTCGCTGTTCATGATCGACGCCGCGGACTACGTCGATATCGAATTTGCGGTGCTCTTGTGGACCTCGGCCCACGCCGGCAAGGTCGAGCACGTCACGCACAGCGACGGAAAGATCAGCGTCCTGCGAATCTACGTCGATGGCTTCGATGTTCTAACGCTCCACATCCCGGCGTCGATCGTCGAGGAACGTGAGCGGCCGAAGCTGTCGCATGCACGTACCGACATCGACGCGGATCAATGCTGGACGCCCTCGGATGGTGCCGCGTGATCGCCATCGGCGTCATCCTCATCGCGGTCGTGTTCCTCGGCCTGATGTCGGCGTGGGCGAACGGGATCGAGCGGACGATCCCCGACGACGTTCCGCGGGCGACCGCCACGCGTCGCCAGCGCCGAGCGTGGGCTCGCGAACGTCGGCAAGCCGGGTGGCGCCCGTGATCGGCTTTCGCATCGGCGGTGAATTCCTCACCAGCTACCAGCGTCGCCGCGCGATCGCGGACCGTCGCGCGAAGCTCCGCGCCGCGGCTCATTGCATCAACGGTCCTCTCGAAGATCGTCCCGGTCGCAAGGCTGGTGTCGTGCACGGACCGGTCGTCGGCGACAGCGGAAAGTGCCAGCGCTGCCTTGATGCGTGGGCGAAGACGGCGCACCGCGAGACGAGGGCCGCGTGACACCGTCTCGCGAAGTTCTCGCTGTCGAGCTTGCCGCTCGCAACGACCGCTGCGGTCACGTCGACGGCGATCGCATCTGCCTCCGCCCTGCTGCGCACCGGACCGACCTCGCCAGCACGCACACGTACGAGCCGATCTCGCGCGTGATCCCGTTCTCCTGATTTCGAGCGCACCCGTAAGCCGCTCACCAACCACCACCGAAGGATCAGTCATGCACTACAAGAAGATGTTCGACGACAAGGAGCACCTCTACGCATTCGACCTCGACGGCCGCGAGGTCACGGTTCAGATCGACAAGTGCTTCGCGGGCGAGCTCGCCGGCGAGAAAGGCCGCAAGTCGAAGAAGCCGATGCTGAAGTTCGTGGGCAAGGAGAAGAAGCTCGCGATCAACAAGACGAACGGCAAGACCATCGCGTCGCTGTACGGCACCGACACGGACGGCTGGGCCGGGAAGTGGATCACGATCTACCCGACCACCACGGACTTCGGCGGCGAGACCGTCGACTGCATCCGCATCCGACCGCAGGTCCCGCAGGGCAAGATCGGATCGGCGCCTGCGAAGAACGGCAACGGCAACGGCAACAAGCCACGTCAGGCCGCGCAGCAGCTCGAGGATGGCATCCGCGAGAAGCTGGCCGAGACCGGTGTCGAGGAGCTGAGCGACGAGGACAAGCGCGCGATCGAGGCTGCCGAAGCCGCGGAGAGCGCCTGATGCTCGCCGTGGCTGACAACGACGATGTCGAGCTCGATGCTGTTACCGAGACGAAGGCGTCGATCGATCCGCTCACCGTTCCGGTCCGGTTCAGCCGGCTCAAAGCGATGTCGCGATCGCCGCGTCATTACCTGCACGAGGTCCAGGAGGATCGCGACGATTCGCTCGCGATGCGGATCGGTCGTGGCGTGCACGCGATGCTGCTCGGCCTGCCGGTCGTGAAGTTCACGGGCAAGCAGCGCCGCGGCAAGGAGTGGGAGACCTTCAAGGCGCTGCAGCGGCGCGGCGAGGAGATCCTCAACGCCAAGGAGTGGGCGCAGGCGGCAGGCATGGCCGAGGCGGTCCACGCGCATCGTCAGGCATCGGAGCTGCTGTTCGCGGCCGGCGTCGAGCTCGAGCGGACCATCGAGTGGGAGATGAACGGCCGCAAGTGCACGTCGCGGCCCGACGCTCGGCGCGGCAACGATCTGCTCGTCGACCTCAAGAGCACGCGGTGCAGCGAACCCCGCAAGTTCAGCCGCGACGCCCAGTTCATGGGCTACCACGCGCAGTTCTCGTTCTACGGCGAGGCGATCCGAACCGTGACAGGCTCCGCGCCACGCGAGAACTACGTCGTCGCGGTCGAGAGCAAGGCGCCTTACGTCGTCACCGTGCTCGATGTTCCCGCGCGCACGATCGCCGAGGGCGAGAAGTGCTGGCGCGCGTGGTGGGAGCGGCTGGCGGTGTGCGAAGCCGCGAACGAATGGCCCGGCTATACCAAGGCGATCGAGACGTTCGATGTCGACGACAGCGGAGATCTGAAGCTGCTGATCGACGGAGAGGACTTCGAGTTCTAGCCATGGTCGCCGCACCCACCCCATCACCTCGTGCCGAGGCGCTCCGCCGTACCTACGTCGCGGCGTTCCTGGCGCTCGACGATCTCAAGAAGACCGATCCCGCGGGAGCCGCCGAGATCGAGATCGCGCTGGTCTCGCACATCCGCGCCGCGATGCCGATGCGGCTGTACGACACGGGACCGGTGGTGAAGATGACGCCGGTTCCGGTTCGGCCCGAGGTCATCACCGAGCGGATCGGCGAGCGCGCGTTCTACGAGCTCCGTCCGCTCGATGACGATCGCACGCTGCTCTATCTGCACGACGAGCTCGAGCACGACGCCGACGTCGCACTGACACCGACGCAGGTCGAGGCGCTGCGCGAGCACCTGGCGCAGAGCGGTGGTGGCCGGTGAGCGACGTCGAACGCGAGATGTACCTGCGGGAGATCCGACGTCTCGACGCCGAGCGCACGCGCCTGCGTGCCGTACTCGAGCAGCTCGACAAGCGGGAGTCGCTGGGCCTGGAACCTCATGCGTTGATCAGAGCAGCGCTCGACCAGCAGGAGTCCGCCAGTGGCTGACGGCACCGGCATCTCCTGGACGGACGCCACGTGGAATCCAGTGCGTGGCTGCTCTCGCATGAGCGAGGGGTGTCGCAACTGCTATGCGGAGCGCGTCGCGGCGCGGTTCTCGGATCCGGGTATGCCGTACCACGGGCTCGCGCGGCGCGTGCTCAAGACTGCCGGCGCGTCCCAGCCGCGGTGGACCGGAGACGTTCGCATGGTGCACGAGCATCTCGCCGATCCACTGCGGTGGAGGAAGCCACGGCGGATCTTCGTCAACTCGATGTCCGACGTGTTCCACGAGAAACTGACGAACGAGCAGATCGCCGCCGTGTTCGGCGTGATGGCGGCCGCGCCGCAGCACACGTTCCAGGTGCTGACAAAGCGCGCGAAGCGGATGCGCGAGTGGTTCGAGTGGATGTCGCTCGAGGAGAACTTCTCGCCGAACGCGACCATGCACGTCGAGGCAGCACCCGACATCGACGATGACGACGACAACACGATCTGTGAGCGCATTCTCGATGCGGACTGGCCGCTGCCCAACGTCTGGCTAGGCGTCAGCGTCGAGAGCCAGACCGCCGCTGACGAGCGTATCCCCGAGCTGCTCGCCACGCCGGCGGCGGTTCGCTTCCTGTCGTGCGAGCCGCTTATCGAGCGAGTAAACCTATGTCACCTCGACAACGATGCCGTTGGCGGCGAGTGGTGCCAGGTAAACGGGCTTACCGGCGAGCAGACCGATATGGGGCGCCCGTGCCCAAGTCTCGTCAACCGCATCGACTGGGTAATCGCCGGATGCGAGTCCGGGCCCGGCGCGCGACCATGCGACGTCGACTGGCTTCGTTCGCTGCGCGATCAGTGCACTGCGGCGCACGTACCCTTCTTCCTGAAGCAGGCGGTCGAGCAGGCCGTCGAACGAGCTGCTTCGATCGATGCCATCGTGATGGGCACCGGATCGAAGCGCAAGGGCTGCGGTCTCATCGAACTGCCCTATCTCGACGGCGTTCAGCACGCCGACTTCCCGAGGGAGCGAGCATGAAAGTCACCCGCACCGCCGACGGCTGGCTCGTGTTCAAGGAGGGCAAGCGCGAGGTGATTCGCGTGAAGCTGCCCGAGGGCGGCATGACACGCGCCGATCTAAAGGCGTTCGAGAAGCACCTCATCGCGCATCTACACGGGGCGAACTGATGAAGCGCTGTAACCATGCTCGCGGCTTTCTCGCGCACCGCTCGCTCGCGGTGACGTTTCGGGGCTGCGTCGGCCAGCGCCGCCTCGTCGACGCGAAGATCTGCGTCGAGTGCGGCGAGATGTTCTCTCTCGGCCCGAGCAACGACGACTCGCCAGAGGTGCAGCTTGAGATCGCCCTGGCTGACCTGATTGCGATCAACTTGGCCCTGTGGGAGCCGGGGCGCGCACACGATCAACGAGTCGCGATCGTCGTCGAATACTGGCGAGGAGTATCACCATGAAGTTCTACTGCCACCGCACGCCGACGATCATGGACGGGCTCGTGCTGCGCTGGAACCCGGCCGGCAACCTCGATGCCGAGATCAGCGCGAGCCGCAATGGCGTCGCGATCAGTGGCTACTGGGATTTTCGATCACCGACGATGATCGCGTCGTTCCGGCTGATCCTCGCCTACGCCGAGGAGGCTCGTCTCGCACTCGGACAGGACAAGACGCCGGCGCGCTACGAGAACGAGATCGACGTCAAGTTTGGCGACACGCTCGAGGACGTGGTGGCGCGGCACGAGCAGGCGGCGAAGGAGTCGGCGACGTGATCTCCGCTCTCTTCGTCGAGACGAACGGCTGCTACTACGACTTGCCCGACGTCGATCCGTGGGACAAGGCGCGCGATGCGCGGTTGTACGCCGGTCCACACCCCGTGGTGGCGCATCCACCGTGCGAGCGCTGGGGACGTTACTGGAGCGGAGGTCCATCGGCGCGCGAACGTCGCTTGCTCGGCGATGACGGCGACTGCTTCGCCGCGGCACTGCGTGCGGTGCGGACATGGGGGGGCGTGCTCGAGCATCCTGAGGCCAGCAAGGCATGGCCGTGGTTCGGTATCCCGGTTCCGCCAAAGACCGGCGGATGGCAGTGGGCCGGCTGGGTTACGCGAGCTGGTCAATCCTGGACCTGTTGCGTCGAGCAAGGTCACTACGGTCACCCTGCGCGCAAGGCGACGTGGCTCTATGCGATCACCGAACATCGACCGGCCGACCTGATTTGGGGCGCGTCGAACGGCGTCCGTCTTGACGAGGGATTCCACTCGAAGGCTGAACGTGACGCGGCTCGCGCGGCGGGTGCGACGCCGATCCGCAGGTTGTCGAAGGCCGAGAACGTGGCCACGCCGCCGGCGTTTCGTGACGTCCTGATCGGCATCGCGTCTTCGGCTATTCGGAGGGCAGCATGATCGCCGGCTGCTACGACCTGCACCTCTACTGCGATGGAGTCGGATGCGTAGCCGGTGAGTACGGCTTCCGATCCGAGGGCGAGTTCACCGGAGACGAGACCGGCGCACGTGCTCGGGCGCGAGCACGTAAACGCGGCTGGAAGTTGCTGCGAAGTGGCCATGCGCTCTGTCCGTCGTGCGTCAAGCGAGACGCGGCGATCGACCAGGAGGCCGCATGAAAGCGCCGTCCTCCCTCGAGTCTGCGATCTACGCAGCCGCGTTCGTGGTGCTCGTCGAAGTGCACGGCCAGGACGAGGACGTCGCGATCGCACGCGCGGAGCAGATCGTTCAACTCCACCGAAAGGCCCGAGCGCGACGAGACGGGAAGAAGCGCCGATCTCAAGCTACCAGCCGGGGCGGGCGGCGGTGAGCACCTTCGTCAACAACGGACTCGTGACCGACGTCGGCTCGACAGGTACCGCGACGTTCAGTCCGTGTCGTCGATATCGCTACGCATTGACACGCGAGATCGAGAAGGGGACGCGGCGTATCTGCACGTTCATCATGCTGAACCCGTCGACCGCGGATGCGTTCACCTTGGATCCGACGATCCGCCGCTGCCTTGGATTCGCGAAGCGCGAGCACTGCACCGCGCTGTGGGTCGTTAACCTGTTCGCCTGGCGCGCGACCAAGCCGAAAGATCTGGAAGGCGTTGATGACCCATACGGTCCAGAGAACGAGCATTTCATTCGTAATGCGATTCGCGGCGCGCAGCTTGTCATCGCGGCATGGGGTGCATTCAGGCCGAGGTCGCACGGCAACGCTCACAACGTCCCGCGCACGCTCGCATGGTCGGCCAACCGCGAGTTGATGGCGCTCAAGATTAGCAACGGCAATCCTTCGCACCCGCTGTACCTCAAGGCCGACTCGCCGCTGGTCGTCTATTCGCACTGCGCCCATGTATTCGTCGGCCATGACCGACAGTGCGTGAAGTGCTTGCACGACTGCTCTCCGGCCGGGCTCGCAGCACGTGATGCGCGAGCCGTTAGCCTGGACGGTCAGCAGACGCTCCACGAGGCGCTGCATCCGGAGGCGGGGTGAGTCAGACGGCGCAACAGATCCGCGATCTCGAACGCGTCATCGCCGAGGCAGCGATCGGCATGGAATCCGGCGATCGGATCGGCAGCGTCAAGGTGCATTACTCCGACGGCTCCGCGCGCTGGCTTGTCGATGTCGTTGCGGATCTCGCCGTCCTCTATTCGCTTCGGGATTCCAGGCGGCGCAAGCGATGACGGACGTCGAGCTCGCCCAGGCGCTCGCTCTTGGCGCGTGCAAGTTCACGCCAGGATCGACCGCGAAGCGCTTCGTCGCCCAGATGGCCGGCTACGCGAGAAGCAATCCCAGCTACGAGATGTCGTCCAAAGCTGCCGCCTTCCTCGACCGACTCGCGCATCAGTACCGCAAGCAGATCGGGCGCTGCATGTCCGTCGTGTGCGCTACGTGCCAGCCCCCAATCGATCACGCCACCGCGATGGTGATGATCGATGCGCTGATCGAGCGCCGTCACGACTTCGATGATGATGCGCGACTGAGCGTCTGGCCGCGGAGCGCGCTCGCTCGCTACAACACGATCCACGGCACAACGTTCGCGCATCCGTACGAGTACGCTACCAAGGTTGCAGCGAACAACCGCCGCCGTCACACGCTCGGCGATGTCTACTGCCGGTTCTGTGGCGAGCAGCTGTTCGCCCAGGTCAAGCAACCGCACAAGCTGATCGCTGGAGACGCCGAGGCGACACGGCATCTAACGATCTGCGCGCTGCAGGTGCTCGCGGGAATGCGGCAGCCAGCCAAACCGAAGCACCGAGCGTTGCCGATGGAGTTGTTCTGGCAACCGAACTCGTGGCCGTCGTGACGATCGAGGACCTCATCCGCTCGATCGTTCGCGACGAGCTCGCGAAGACCAAGCCTGCCAACGACGACCAAACCGGCGAGCATCTGACCGTGGCCGCGTTCGCGCGCCGACTCTCGATCTCCGAGCGCACGGTCCGCGATGCGATCCGCGAGCGTCGCCTCGAGCACGTGCGCATCGGCCGTTCGGTGCGGATCCCGGCGGTCGCACGCATCGAGCCACGGGTTGACGAAGCCACCAAGCGAGCCCGGCTCACGCTCCTCGGATCCGGAAGGCGGTAGCATGCTCGGAATGACCTCGATCATCGCGCGCGGTCGCGTCCTCTACGCCAAGCTCAAGGCGGTCGACGGCGAGTGGAAGCGCGTCGCGACCCCGTTCTGCAAGGGCGACGAGGAACGCGCGGCCGCGTGGGCCGCCGATCGTCAGCGCGAGGTCGACCACGAGCGCGCCCGGCTGGCACGGTTCGCTGGTGGTCCGTTGACCGTCTCCGTGTACGCGGACCAGTGGCTCGACGCCCGCACCACCAAGACCGTAAACGACGATCGGACTCGCATCGAGAAACACGCGCTGCCTCGCATCGGGCATCTGCTGTTGACCGAGGTCAGACCGCGGCACCTTCGCGAGCTCGTGCTCGAACTCCGCAAGGAGGCCAAGCTCTCGCCGAAGTCGATCCGCGAGGTCGCGTCGATCCTTCACACGATGTTCAAGGACGCGATATTCGACGAGCTCATCGTCGCCAACCCGGCCATCTTCAAGCGTGGCGTCCTGCCGAAGAAGCAGGATAAGGATCCGGCGTGGCGCGCGCAGGCCATCTTCACGCGCGCCGAGATCGAGCAGATCCTCAGCGACGTGCGGATCCCGGAAGATCGACGCGTCATCTACGCGCTCAAGTTCTTCTGCGGCCGACACACCGAGGTCCTATCGTCGCCGTGGTCGCGGTACGACGCGACGACCGAGCCGCTCGGCACGCTGCACGTCGTCGAGACCAAGTCCGGCGTGCCTCGCGCCGTCCCCGTGCATCCGACGCTCGCAAAGATCCTCGCGGCGTGGAAGCTCGGCGGCTGGGAGCGCACGTACGGCAGCGCGCCGACGAGCGAGGATCTAATCGTTCGCACGCGCCGCGCCGGCAACTGCTATCGGGCGGCCGACACGCAGGTCCGCTTCGTCGAGGACCTAGGCAAGCTGCAGCTCCGTCAGAAGGCGAGTACGCGCAATCGGCGCGGTCACGACCTGCGTCGCACCTTGATCACGCTCGCGCGATCTGACGGCGCCATCGATTCGCTGCTCCGCTACGTCACGCACGGGCCGCGACCGAGCGAGATCCTCGACGTGTACTCGAGCCCGCCGTGGGCCGACCTGTGCCGCGAGATCGCGAAGCTGAACGTGCGACTCCTCGAGGGAAAAGTGGTCGAGCTACACGGGGACCTTGGTCCAAGCTTGGTCCAAGGTCCGCAAGATACTGAAGCTGCTAACTAAAATGAGCGACCCCGACGGGATTCGAACCCGGCCAAAACGTCAGACCGTTCCATCTGACGCCATTGATTCATGGAGGTTGCATCGGCGTGATCGGCGCCCAGCGGAACCGACTGGACCACGTTGGACCATAGATCAGACCCACGCCCTATCCTCTCGCGATGCCCTGGACGAAAGCCGACGAGCGACAGGCCGAGCGGATGGCCGACTCACTCGCACGCCGCCGCGTGATGCCACCGAAGCTCGTCCCGCCGCCCGGTTGCCCGGACGACGCTCCACCGCCTCCTGCGCCACGCGAAGCGCTCCGGCAGAACGGCGCGCGTTGGCTCGGTTCGGTCGCCGGCGCTAGCTCTGCGCCCACACGTTCACGTACGGTTGCGGATCGACCGGCCAGTCGCCGACGTTCGACTTCCCATCGGGAAGCCACACCTCGAAGTGCAGGTGACGCAGGTGCGGATCGTTGCTCGGATCGCCGCCCATCGTGCCGAGCACGTCGCCGGCCTGGACCTCGTCACCGTGCTGCCAGCCGCGCGCGAACGCGATCATGTGCTGGTAGAACGTCAGCATCCCGACACCGCCGACCTTGCCGTGGTCGAGCTCGATGCTGAGCCCGAGCGCGGTGCGCTTCGCCGCCCAGATCTTGCCCGGGCCGGCGGCGCGCACGAGCGTGCCGGGCCACGTGATCCAGCCCGGGTTGCCGCCGTGCTTCGGGATCGCGACGTCGGTCGCCGGACCCGTCGGATCGGTCGGCACGCGCGGGAACATCAGGTCGAGACCGAGGTGCGTCGCGTAGTTCAGCGCGCCGCTCGGAAGGTAGCGGTTGCCGCCTTCGAACTCGTGCGAGACGACGGGCTTGCGACCGTTCGTGATCGGCACTGGCCAGACCCAGCCAGCGAAGTTGGTTGCGTCGATCATTCTCCGTATGCCTCCAGTTCGAGCCATTCGTGAAAGCTGCACGTCGTGGTCGCGCAGCGGAACGCCTCGAGGAGACGTCCGGCACTGATCGTGCCGATGAGCTCGTCGATGCCACCGCACCCCGGACAGCGCAGCGCCGGGCGGCCACTCGCAGTCTCGAGCGTGTACTCGCCGGGCTCGAGTGCGGCGACCGGACCGAGGTTGCGTGCGAGACGGAGCGCCAACTACTGCGCTCCGAGGAGCCAGCCGACGAAAGCCAGCACGGCAGCGAGTGCGGCGAAGAAGCGGATCACGACGCGATCGCCGGCGACGAGCGTCGCACGCCTCTGCTGAGACCGAGCTCGGCAACGCGTCGGCGATACGAGCGCTGCTCGCCGAGCTGCGTCCAGCCCTTGATGGCGTCGTACACCTGCGCGTAGCCGCCCGGGCGCACCTCGAACGGCTTCGTCTGCAGGCCGAGGTAGTCGAACGTCACGCCCTCGAGGTCCTTGGGCGGTTCGAAGTTCGTCGGCAGATTGAAGTTGCTGACGGTCACGCCGTCGATCTTGTAGGTGTCGGCCTCGACCTGGTCGCATGCCTCGAGAGCGGCGATACGGCCGTCGTCGAGCTGCACCAGGCGCCGGAGGTACGGGTCGGCGAGAGCTTCGAGGATCTCGTGGCTAGCGCAGCTCGACCACTCGGAGCCATCCTCGAGACACAGCTCGGGGAACACGTAGAGGATCGGACAGCCGTCCTCGGTCTCGTCGTGATAGCCGAGCGCGCCTTCGATCGTCGGGACCTTGCGGAGCTCGAGCCGCCACTCGCCGGCGACCGATATGGTGACGCCGTGCACGACCGCGAGCTCGCCGGCGCCCCACCACGGCGCGAAGTCCTCGCGCACCTGCCGCTGCAGCGCAGCCGCGATCTCCTGGATGTCGCCGAGCGGTATGCCGCAGTCGACGTCGACAATCGCGATCGACGGGTTCTCGAGTCCCTTCACGGTGAGCCCGCCGGCTTGAACTTCCACCCGTGGACCAGAATCGTCTCTCGCGCAGCTACGCCCAGCCGGTCGGGCTGCGCGGTCGATGCGCTACCCGATCCGGTCGTGGGAGCGGGGTGCTTCGCTTCGATCGCAGCCACTGAACACGCAACGATGGGCGCGCCGTACTTGACGATCAGCGCTTCGAGCGCCGCGGAATCGCCACCGCTCGCGATCGTGGCCAGCGCGCCGCCAACGTCGATTGCGATCGCGACGACCGAGGTACCGGCCGTTGCGGCGCTCCCCTCGGCTTTCGCGCAGTCGATCACGTCCGTCACGACGGTGCCCGCGTCTTTCTTGATCGTCGACCAACACGCGACGCCGGCGAGCGCGAGCACCGAAATGAACGTCATCAGCGGGCGCGACACGAAACCACCCTGCGCCGCCTTCGCCAACGACGGCGAGCTCGGTGCCGTGGGGCTCACGAGCTTGAACACCGCGGTAGCAAACACCGCGATAACGCCGGTCCAGTCGCCGTTGCCGAAGTGGGCATTGAGGACGGACGCGAAGACGCCGAGTGCCGCGACGATGGCCGCGAGCGCTCGACCCTGGGCGATCCAGTGTGTCGAGTTGTTCTGCGCGAGGAACCACGAGACGCCTCCGTAGACGATCAACATCCCGCCCCAGATCGGGCCGCACTGCGTGAACAGCGACAGCGCGCCATTCACCGACGTCGTTGCGGTCGTTACCGGATCGGCGACCGCTTGGGCGTGCGCGACGGCAGTGAGCGCCAGAAGCATGATGCCAGCGACGATGTAGCGGATCGGATTCGTTCTCTTCTTCATGGTCATTCTCCGTCGATGTGGTCTGCGGACGATTTGGTCTTCTCGGCGTTGCCGTTCGTGTTCCTGGGGACAAGCACCTCGTGGAGGGCGGCGACCTCGAGGCGGGTCTCGCGGCAGAGGTGCACGAGCTCGCGAGTCAGCTCGGTGTTCGCGAAGTGCCGGGCGGCCGCGCTGGCCTCGATCTGCTCGAGCGTTGACCGGAGGGCGCGGATCGCCGCGGTCAGGTCCATCACGTCGTGCTTGTCGAGCAGCGCGAGGTCCTCGGCGCGCGGCGTCGGAGTCGGCTTGGAGTGCGGACCCAGGCCGTAATCGTGCTCGCCGGCGATGGCCGGGACCGTTCGAGGGATGGTGGTCGACCGCTTCCGACGCGGCCGGACGGTGGCGACGGGGATGGGCGACGGACCGGAGCGACGACGAGACGGCATCAGAGCACACCGAGTCGGTGCAGGATCTCGATGGCGCCGCCGCCGGCGACGAGCTTCCAGCTGGCCGACCAGACGGTGGTCCAGCGCTCGCGTCGCGTCTTGACGGCATGCGCGTCGACGTCGACCTCGGCGAGCTTCTCGTGCTTTTGCTCTTCGATCTTCGCGAGCTGCTCGGCCGTGCCGATCTCGGTCGTCTGCTTGTACATCAGCTGCTCGCGCTCGGCGTGGCGCTGGTTGGCCTCCTTGAGCGCCTCTTCGATTCGTGGCAGCGCCTCGAGCTTGGTCTCGACGCGGGCAATGGCCTCACCATGCTCGATGCGCGTCTCGACGAGCGCATCGACCTTCACCTCGAGCTTGTCGAGGCGAATGCTGTGGGGCCGCTTGCGACGCAGCGCCTGCAGCTCCTCGCCCTCGTACTGGTCGGTGAAGTCTTCGGCAACCTCGTGCGGAACGGCGAGGCTGACGGGGTTGGTCTTCGGCCGCTGGAAGTCGCGGTTGTCGCGCGGCAAACCCGGGATCGGCGTCGGAGCTCGGCGCTTGTCTCGCTCGTCGGTCAATGGACCCTCACGAAGAACTTCTCTGTGCCCGCGGCCGCCGAGTGCGAGAGCACGGCGCACACGCCGGGCACGATGTTCGCGACGTAGCCCACGGGCCCGAGCGCGTGGCTCGTCGAATCGACACCGGTCGCCGAGATGCCGCGCACGGTGCTCGCGACCGGCGACCAGATCACCGTCTTGTCCGCGGCCGCGGAGCCGCCCTGGAACCAGGTCAGGAACGATTGCGATCCATCGGACGCCTCAGCGTTCAGGAGGAGAACGCCAACCGTCTGCAGCATGCGAAGGTCTGGTCCGTCCGTGGTCACCCGAAGCACCGCGAGGTAGCAGGCGTTGCCAGCGGTTCCGCCTGGCGAGTGAACCACCTCGATCATCAGCTTCGGATTGACGTCGCTGCCCGTGTCAACCCACGGGACATAGTCAGCGGTGAAGTCGACGGTGGCGTTGATCAGCGCGATCAGAGAGTCGGCGGTATTGAACTCGCCGGCACCCGGGCTCGTGCGCTTGAAGAAGAATCGATGCGAGATCGTGGTGTCGTTCGAGATCCGAACCTCATCGCCGTCGGTCCACCGAAACGGCAGCGAGTTGTTCGCGTCGGGCTGGCTTCCCTGCAGGTACTCGGTGCCGTAGAACAATCTCGCGCGCGCCGTTCCGTCGCCGACCGGAACAATCTGCGACTTCCCTCCACCCGTGACATCCCTGAGCTGACTAGATGTGGTCGAGCCGATACCGTTGTCGTCCTCGACGTAGAACCCGTCTGTGATGACCAGCCAGCGGTTGTCCTTGCCGTTGGCGTACGGCGTGTGCATGAAGCGATTGCCGCGGTACTCCGAAAATGCGTTGCTAACGCCGATGATCGACGACCCGTACATCTGGTTGTCGTTGATGGTCGGGTCACGCGAACCGGCCACCTGAATCCCACCGGTCAGATCGCGAAGGATGTTGTTCGCGATCTTGGTTCCGAACGTGTTGGTGACGATGATCCCGGCTGCCGGGTACGCGTTGTTGTTCACCGCAGCCGTGAGCGTCAGCTCCGAATTGCTCTGCGACATGGCGAACGTTGCGAAGCTGGCTACGACCACGCGCGTGGTCGACGACCCGTCGTATGGATACGGATCGAACATCGCGTCCTGTCCGTCGCGCAGGACGAGGTTCGGTGTGTTGTGCGCGTCTCCGCGTAGCGCGGTGCCGAGGTTCTGGGCTGCAGTCGTGGCGCTGACGCCGATGGTGACCTCGCCGGTCGAGCTCGCGGCAGCTCGCCACGTGTATGTCTTCGCGCCGACCGTCACGGTGTGCCCGGCCGTCGGAAGCGTGGTCACGTCGATGATCCCGAACCATGGGTGCAGGTTCGAGATGACGTTGCCGATGATGTTGACGCCGATGGACTTCGAGAGTTCGGATGCGCGGACCGGCGCGCCCGATAGCACCTCGATCGCGGCCGCCAGGCTCGTGTGCTCCCAGGTTGACAGGATCGTGTTTGGCCCGATCGTCGAGTCCTTCATCCCGTAGGCGAAGATGCTGATGTCGCAATTCTTGAACGTGTTCCCGACCACCGTGTAGCCGCTGTTGACCGTGTCGTTGTCCGACCCGATCCACATGCCGCCGGCGCAGTGGTAGAACATGTTCCCGGTGATGACGAAGCCCTGCCGATTGCCGTAGCGCGATGCGCTCGCGCGGATCTGGACCGCGTAGCATCCGGCCGACGTGTCCGAATTGCGGAACACGTTGTTCGCGATGACGCTTCCGTCGGTCGCACCCGAGAAGTAGACGAAGTGCGATCGCAGCCCCGGCCTGGTGTCGTTGTCGAATACGTTGTCCGTGATGACGGACCGGTATGGCGTGTCGACCGAACCCGTGTTGTTCGTGACGCGGTTGTTCGTGAAGATGAACCGACCCGGATCGGTGCCGTCGCTGCCGAACACGAACGGCACACAATGATCGAACGTGCAGTCGCGGACGGTCGTGTCCTGCACGGTCCCGAGGAGAAAGACGGCGAATCCGTTGTTCGTCAGGTAGGAGTCGTCGTTGGCGCCCTGGAACCCGATGCCGCTCATTCGGAAGTTCTTCGCGCCCGGATCGCCGCGCAAACAGATGGTGGTCTGCGATGGCCATACGATCGTCGCGTTGTTCCCGATGATCTGGAGACCGTCGAACGCGAAGAGCAAACACCAGCTGTGGCTGAGGTCCGCGCCGCCCGCCTGCGTCACCTTGTAGGTGCCGGGCGGAAACCAGACGGGGAGCTTCGAGATCGCGGCGGCATCGAGCGCGGCCTGGATTCCTGCCGTGGAATCGCCGACGCCGGTCGGGTCGGCGTCGTAGGGCGCGGCCGTCACGTCGATCACCGTCGCGACGCCCGACGTTGCAGAAATGGTGACCGCGCCGGTCGGCCCGCTGATCGAGATGTTCGCGCCGGCGACGATCGAGGTGACTCCACTGCCACCGGTGCTCGTTGATCCAGCGGTCAGGAGCATCTCGGTCGTCGATAGCCCGACTCCGACCTGGACGCCAATCGCTGGCTTGGTCCGCGTGAGCATCCCGCCAGTCGTAGCGCTCACATAGTACGGGACCGCCTGCAGTCCACCGCTGTCACCGGTGACGAGGTCCCACTGCGCGGTGGTTCCGACAACGACCCCCGTGATCTGCACGCCGCCGAGCTCGCCGGCGTTGATCGACGGATCGGACACCACGCCGATCGCTGCGCTCGTGCCGAGGACATTCGCCTTGGCACGAGCGAACCCGCCAACGGCGTCGTTGTAGACGCACGTCCCGAACGACACCGTGCTCAGCTCGTGATTGACGAGTAACGTCGACGGATTCGCCGGTGTTACGAGCGGTGTCGCTGCGCCTCCGCCGAACCCCACGTCAGCTCCACGCCACCGTCCACCCGAGGGTGGTCAGCAGGGTCTTGATCTGCGCGTTCGACATCTCGGCCGCCGCGCCGAAGAATTCGACGCCGTAGAGAAACCCTGCGCTCGGGGCCGCCCAGGTGCTGGCGTTGTTACCCCCGATGACGCTGCCCTTTCCGACGTGGGCGCCGAGCGTGTTCGTGATCTTGTCCGCGTCCGTGAAGACGTACGGCACCCCTGCCGTCACGTTCACCTGCACCACCAGCGGATGCACGCCGGTCGTCGCGGTGGCCGCGGCCTGGCTGGTGACGCCGTTCTGCGCGAGCGCTACCTTCGCCGGGTTCGAGCTCGGCGCGCTCTCGCCGGCGATCTGCGAGCCGTACGCGCCACCGAGCGTAACGATGCTTCTCTCCGTTGCGCCGAACGACGCGGGGAGATTGACGTATGCGAGAAAAAGCGCGCTGGTCGTGCTGATGTCCGGTAGTCCGGAATCGGAGCACGCGAAGTCCAGGGTCGAATTGTCGGTCGTCGTGGTCGCCGTCCGCGTCCAGCCGGAAACGGCCTGCTGATAGCTGCCGCCGGCGTGGCCGTTCGAAACGAGCGTGAACGCGCCGATGCTGTCGGCGAGGTCGCCTGACGCTTCCTGCATCAACCACAACGCGGATGGGTTGCCGGTGGCGAGCCCGGCGATCGTCATGACATGCGTCCACTCGGTAGCGCTCGCGGGCACGCGGATACCGCTGGTCGCATCCTTCGACACGAGCAACACGCTTGCCGCGTCGGGCGTTGCGGTGCTCGTCGACGCGTTGCTCGCGGCGCAGGTCGCAGACGTGCTGGCGGTGGCAGTGGCGTTGCCCGTCGTGACGTTGATCGTGATTGTGGGCGCGGCGCCGTGCGCCATCGTGGCGCGCGTGCAGGTGACGACCTGACCGACCGAGCTGCAGGCCCAGCCCGAACCCGAGCTCGAGACGTAGGTGAGCGACGCATCGAGCGTGACCGTGACGGTGACGCTGGTCGCCGCGGCAGAGCCCGTGGTGGTCGCGACCACAGAAAGCACGAGCGCCGCCAGGGTCATCACCGGCCCGTTGTCAGTGATCGCGATCGTCGTGGTCGTCGATGTCGTGCCCGACGACCCGGTGTCATCGGCGAGTGCGCCCACGACAGCGCCGACGACGGCGCCCGCCTTGAGGCCGACGTTCAACGAAGCATGTGAACGTGCTGGGTCATGCTTGCTTGCCGTGGGGGTGGACGCGGATGAACCCTCCAGTCGTCGTGACGATCTTCATGCGCGCGCGGCGGCTGTTCGCGTTTGCGATCTCGAACATCGCCCCACCAGCTGTGCCGCCCGCGATCGCGAGCGTCATGTTCGTGACGGTCCCGCCCGTTGTCACCGGCACGTATGCCGAACTCGGGTCCTCCGTGAGCCAATTCCCAGCAGTGGAATCGACCAGGGAGACATCAGCGGAGCCGCTCGAGTCCGTGTACGGAGCGCTCTCGCTCTTGTACGCCGGCAGGTTCGACGTCTGGTAGTTCACGCTCGTCGCCACGATCGTCGCGTCCCACGTGACGTGAACCGAGACGTGATCGGCGTCCGGAATGCCGACGTCGACGTAGTACGTGCCGACGTCGAGCTTGAATCCGGACCCGATCTCGTACGGCACCTTCGTACCGTCGGACTTCACAGCGATCAGAGGGGACTTGACGAACATGACGCTAGCTCCTATCGAGCCGGGTGAGAGTACGATCCCCGACCGACATCGACGATGTCAAGGTCGGATGCGGAGGCGCAACGCCGGTGCTCGGCGCCATCGGCTGCGCACTGCCGGCCTGCAGATACGCGGCGTGATCGGGTCGCAGGGTCGCGTCCATCGGAATCCCGGTCAGCGACGAGACGGCGATCCGCCGCATGTACGGCAAGGGCGCGTCGGCCTTCGACAGCTTGTCGATCAACGTGCGTTGCGCGGCCGCGGCGAGCTGCGGATAGCAGTTCTGGATGCAGTCGACCTCCGCGGGCCGAGCGACGCCACCGTTGGCGACCCGCTCGTAGATCGCGGGCGGGTCGTGATAGGCGGCGAGGGATGTGCCGAACGTCAGCATCTCGACCCTCGACGGAAGGAGCTGCGGCTGGCCCGGCATGGGCGCGCCGTCGGGCTTGGGCGCGATGTTGTACAGGTACGTGAGCCGACGTGTCTCCGCCGCGATGATCGCGTTGAGGATTGTCGGATCGCTCGCGTTGATCCGCGCCTTCACGGCCTGCTCGATCGCGCCAGGCTGCATCGCCGCGGACAGCTCTCCGAGTCGGGCGGTGTAGAGCTTGCCGATGTCCCCTTCGACGGGCTTGCTCGAGTACGGCGACTTCTGGCCGTCGTCGAACAGCTTGTGTCCGAGCGCGGCCGCGGGCGCCCCGAGTTCGCCAGCCTTCGCGGCGATCCGATCCGAGGTGTTCTCGAGCGCTCGGCCGATCGCCGCGTTGATGCGGTCCTGCGTCTCGACGGCCTTCGCCGCGATCGTGGTCTCGGCGCTCGCCGCCAGCGAGCCGCCCCACTTGCCGGCGAGCTTCGACACGAGCTTCGCCTTGAGGAACGTCGACAAGATCGGACCGACGACCGGGATGCCCTTGATGTCGGGGAGCGGCAGTCCGAGCCCGCGCAGCATCTCGTACGCAGCGCCCATGTTGGCCGCGTTCTTCGCGAACCCGCCGATCGCCGGCTTGGCACCCGGCATCCGTTCGGCGGGCACGCCGCGCGTGAGCTTGTCGAGGCTCTCGACGGTCTGCGCCGTGGCGCCCGCATTCGAGTTGGCGGCCTGCTGCTGCGCCGCTCGGAACTGCTGCGCGTGGGCAACGGCGTCGGGTGATGCCTTCTCGCCGAGCGCTTCGGTGAGGTTCGCCTTGGCAGCCTCGTAGCGCGTGATCTTGGGCGCGAGATCGGCGATGTCCTCGTTGACGTCCTTGGACTTGCCGAGCGCGTTCGCGACGGCGGTATCCGGATCGACGGGCTTCTCGACGCCCTGGAGGATGCGCTGGCCGAGCGAGAGCGGCTTGCCCGCGTCGAGCGCCGCCTTCGTGCCCTGCAGCTGCGCGAGCAGATCGCCTGCCGCCTCGGGCGTCTTGGCGAGCGACTGGATCATGTCGGCCCGAGCCTCCGCGAGCTCGCGGATCTGGCTCGTGAGCTTCTGTGACGCGGCCGCCCGGATGTCGACGATCGGCTGGCCGGCCTTGTATGCGGCGTAGACGTCGTCCATGGCCCGCGCAGCGGCGCGCCGGCCGGCGTACGTCGCGCGCGCCATCAGCTCGGCACCCGAGGTCGAGACGTTCGCACCCTGCGCGGTGGCGTCGAGATACGCCCCGTGCGACGCCTTCGCGGCCGCATCGCGCGCGACCTTCTGGACCGCCTTGGGCACGTCGGAGGTGCCACCGACGCGGACATCTGCCGGCGTCCGCATCGGGTCCTGTGGGGTCGAGAAGTACGCCTTGATCGTCTCGTCCTCCGGCGTCTTGGGCTCGAAGTCCTGAGCCCACTCGGAGAGTCGCTGACGTCGTGATGCCGCCGTGGCTGCGTCGTACTCGACGGCACCAGCCGGATACTTCTCGCGCCACGCGCTCATCAGCTCGCGCGGATCCTTCGGCGGCTGCGCCTTCGGCAGCGTCGTCTCGCCGGTGATCGGATCCACGGGTGGACCGGCGAGCGAGGTCTCTTCGACGGTCCGTCCCTTGGCGGCCCGCTCGAGCGCGGCCGCGCGCTCCTGCTCGAGGTCCTGAATGAACTGCTGGGTCTCGCGGTCCGCCTGCGTGGCGGCCTGCTGGCCGGTTCGCTCGAGGCTCGTCGACGTGTCGACCGAGTCGCTGATCGCACGGCGCGCACCGAACTTCGTGGCCGCGACCGCCTCGGGCGTCAGCTCTTCGACCGGGAACAAGCGCCGCGCGGCGACGAGCCCGTTGCTCGCGACCGACAGCGCCCCGCCGGCGACGCCGCCGTAGAGCGCGCCCTTACCCATCGCGCCGAGGAATCCCTCGGCCGACAGGTCACGATCGCCGAGGGCAACATCCGAGATGTAGCCGCCGGCGCTCTGTGCCGCACCCTCGAAGGCACCGGCGGCCGCGGTGCCGAGGATCCCCGGCGAGCCTTCGGCGATGCGTGAGCCGATGCGGGTTGTGAATCCGGCGGGCGTCAGGCTCGCGAGGCCGGCCTCGTCACCTAACAATGCGGGTGCGATCGCGCCAGCGAGCTGTCCAGCGCCCGCTGCGTACGGATGCTCCTCGCGTAGCGCCTGGAGGTCCTGGCCGGCGCCGAGCCCCGACAGCGCGGCATCGGATAGCCCAAGTGTCGCGCCGCTGAGGGCATTCGCACCGAACGCCGCGACGGTACCGACCGGGCCGCCGTAGGTCTCGTACCTCGCGTCGACGCGAACACGCTCTGCAGCCGCGTCGGACTGCTCGGGTCGCCATCCGCGCGCGAGCAGCGCACCGGCCTGGCTGGCGGGGGCGGTGATCGTCTGGTCGTGATCATCGACGAGGTTGACGGTGCCGCTCTCGTCCGGCATTACCGCCCGCCCTTCTGTTGGACGAGAAGCACGATCTCTTTCTTGGCCTGCTTGTCGCCGGCGTCGGCACGGCGAAGGATCTCGCGCTGCGCATCGACTCGTTCGTGGCTTCCCTCCGGGGCGATATGCGCTTGCTGGGCGAGCGAGTCGAGCGGAACCGACTCGAGCATGCGTTGTGCCGGTGCTGTCTGCGCCGTGCCACCGTACGAGGTGTCGCGTGCGGTCGAGCTCGAGCTCGTGCCGGGATCCTCGGACGGCATCGCGCCGCCGGCGCGCACGTTGACCATCGCCTGCGTGGCTGCCGCACGTGCATAGCTGCGGATCGCCGGGCTCTGCGAGCTCTCGGCCGCCTTGTTGAGGAACTCGGTCGCACGCGCGCGGTCCTTCTCGGACACACGTGGATCCGAGATCGCCTGCGCGAAGCTGTCGAGCTTGGCCTTCTGGGACGGCAGGATCGTCTCGTCCTTGTCGAACCCCTGCCGGATCTGCTCCGCGCGCCGGTCACGCTCCTGGTAGCCGAGACCCTGCTTGAGCGCATCGGTCGGATCGATGTTGAGTTCCTTGCCGTAGTCCTCGGCCTTCGGGCGCTTCATCACGCTGTCGAGCGCATCCTCGTCGGGTGCGCGGACCACGTTCATCTTGAGCGGATCGGGGAACGACAGATCGTCGCCGGTATAGCCGCCCTTCGCGCGCAGGTGGCTGTTGAGGTCCTTCACCATGTTGCCGCGTGCGCGATCGAGCTCGGGCATGATGCTCTGCAACACCGAGGTCGGATCGGCGCCGCCGGTGACCTGCTCCTTCATCACCTCCATGATGTTGCCGCGGAAGCCGGTGATGCCCGAAGCCTCGTGCATGCCGATCAGTGTGCGCTCGAGCTCCATCGCCTTCGCGCGCGCGTCGGGGCTGAGGTTCGTGAAGTTGCCGCCGTTCTCGGAGCGCAGACGCCGGAGCTCGTCGAGCGCGTCGATCGCCTGGACGGTGCCGGCGTAGCGAGACCGGATCTCCTTGGCTTCCTCCTTCGGCATGATGTATGGCGCCTTGTCCTGCTGGACGAGGTAGTCGAACTTCGGCTTCATCGTGCCATCGGGCGCGGTGATCGTACCGGACGGCGCCATCAGTCCCTGGTCGGTGAGTTGCGCGGCGGTCGCGGCACCACCCTTGGCGCCGAGTTCGGCGACCTTCAGAGCGAAGTCGCGATCGTTCTGCTTGAGCGAGTCCTCGTGTTGCTTCTGGGCGAGCGCGAGATGGCCGTACGCGACGCCGAGCGTCGCCCGCTTGTCGGCCTCTTCCTGCGCCTCACGGATCGCGGCGGCCTTGCGCTGCGCCTCGCCCATCGTGATCGACGCAGCCTTCTGCATCAGGCCGGCCTGCAACTGATCGGCGCGGGCCTTGGCGGCTGGGTTAGCGTATTGCGCTTTGATTAATCCGATCTCGTCGGCGGTCCGGGTGAGTTCGGCCGCGCGCTGGAACTGCATCGCCTGGCGATCGTCGTCGGTGTTGTGGCGGTACTCGTCGAGGACGCTCTTCGTGCCCTGTGCCGTCTCGCCGAGCGACTTCTTCTGCGCCCACTGGTCATTGATGCGCTTGTCGATCGAGTCGTTGATGATCTGTAACGCAGTGTTGGGGCCGTGCCTGTGATCGAGGGCATCGCCGATGCCCGACAGCGCGATCGCGATCAGGCCACCAGTACTGACGCTGCGGTTCGTGTCGACCTTGTAGTCGGCGGCGTCCTTGATCTGCTGCGCGTAGAGCTGCGTGTACTTCGCGGTGTTCGCCTGGTCCTGGGCAGCCTTCGCGACGTCGATCGCGTCCTGCTTGGCCTGGCGAGCGCGGGACGCCTGCCGCGCCGATGTCGTCGCGGTGTTCTGCGCCTGCTCGGCAGCAAGGGCGTCGGTGGCCGATTGGCGCTCTTTGTCGAGTGCCGCACGCTGCTGATCGTCAGCGCGTTGTGCGATGCCCTCGGGCGTCATGCGAAATGCGGCCTGCGCCTTCGCATGTGCGGCATTCTGCGCAACGTCGCCGACGAACTGCGCTGGCGCGACGCGAGCGTCATCGGGCGGTGCTGAAGCCTGTCCAGGTTGTGTCACGGGGCCGGTCGTCACAACAACCGGTGGTGTCGCGACCACAGGCACGGGCGGCGTCGTCGCGATCTGATCAGGTGATGTAATGGGCTCCGACCCGCTGGGAGGCGGTGTCTCGGGCGGTGCGATCGGTGCCAACGGCATCGGCGGCGGCACGAATCCGTTCTGCACGCCCGCAAGCACCTGCGGAGGCAGGCCGTAGCTCTGCGTCTGGTCGGGCGATGCCGTGATCTGCTCCGGCGGTGGCGCGATCGGGCCACCGGGCGGCATTCCACCGCCCTGCAGGTAGCCGACGATTGTCGGATCGAGCCCGCCGTATTCCGGGATATCAGCCACGCGCCTCCACCTTGCGCATGCGCTCGTTCAGCCGCGCCGTTGCCGCGAGCGCCGCAGACACGGCCTTGCTGACGTCGAAGCCGAGGCCCGCTCCGTCCGGCAACTTCACGACCAGCGCCGATCCGGCCTTCGACTTGGCGAGGTCCTGCGCCATGATGCCGGCGCGTGGGCCCGCACCGTACTTCGCCTCGTCCTTGTAGCGGTACGTCTTCGCGACGAGGCCGTTGAGCATCTCGTCGATGTCGTCGGCGCCGTCCGCGATGTCCGTCTTGAGGTTCTCATCCGACGCGGCGGCGCCGATCTGACCGGCGGTGCTGAGGAGCTGGCCGGCCATCCCCTGCTGTCCGAGCGTCGCCTGCATCGCGCCGGTCTGCGCCTGCAGCTGCTGAGAGTTCAGGCCGGTGAGCGCGCCGAGGTTCTGCCCGTACATGCTCGAGAGCGCGCCAAGGTTCTGCCCGTACTGGTTCTGCTGCAGCTGCGCGTTCGTCGTGCCGAGCCCGAGATCCTGCGATCGACCGGTCTGTAGCGCGCCCGTGAGCTGGCCCTGCGCGGCCTGTTGATCTTGGAGCGCGGCCTGCTGCGACTGACCGGCGCCCGAGAGCCCGATCCCGGCGCTGTTGTTCGCGGCGTTGCGCATCGCGAGCGCCGCGTTCTGGCCGCCGCGCGCCATCCGCGCCTGTGCCTGCTGCGCCGCGAGCGCGTTGCCGACCTGACGCTGCGCCGCGAGCTCGCCGGCGCCCTGCTGCTGTCCGCTGGCGATCCGCTGGAGCTGCTGCGCCTGCTGCATCTGCATCGCGCGAAACTGCGCTTGCTGCGACGGATCGACCTGCGCGGCCTGCTGTCCGAGCATGCCTTGGATCTGCTGACCGGGCTGCATGGGGTTACCCATCGCGGCGTTGATTGCCGCCTGTTGGGGATTCGCTACAGCGTAGTCGGCAGGGTTCGTCGACTTGCCGAGGCCGCCGAACATCACCGTCTTGAGGCTGCTGCTACCGAACGGGGTTCCGCCGCTCGCTCCGTTGACGAGCTGGAACGGGACCGACGGGATGTAATCAGTCCACGACATGGCGAACGACCTGCTCGCGCTGGGGGCGCGTGTGCAGGATCGATTCGCTCATGCGGGATGTCGTCATCGTCATTGTGACCTCGCAGCTCCTGGAAGGAATCGCGGCCCGAGGACGCCGCCCACCAACAATAACTCACTCAGCTCGAACGATGCACCGAAGTCGCCGGCGAGCTCGAGATCCTCGATGCGGAACGAGATGGATTGGCAGCGCTGATTCAAATGGAAGGCCTCTTGGTACACCGTCGCCGACACGCCCACGATCCCGCCGTACGGACCGTCGCCGTAGTTGCCGTCGCCGTAGTTGTCCGGGGTGTAGACGCTGTTCACGTCCGCGTCGAGCGGCGCCGAGTACGCGGGCTCGTAGTCGAGCCGATATCGAAGTCGCAGCGTGTGAGGCGTGAGATACGTGCCGAGCACCTGGGCGTAGAGGATGCGCTGCCAGCTTTGGAGGTAACCGACGAGCTTGATCCACGCGGTCTCGATCAACATCGGGATGTGCTGGCCCTCGCCGTCCGAGTACGAGCCCGGGGTCTCGGCGAACACCCGCCCGTCAGCGCGCAGGTAGTAGTACGTCCCCGCGACCACCACGGCGTCGTGGCCCTCGTGGTTCGAAAACTTCGACCACGCGTTTCGGTCGTAGTCGTAGAGCAGCGTCCAGCCACTGTCGGTCAGGAACACGACGTGCGGCCGATCGGGGAGCAGGGTCGACCGCGTGATCGTCTGGCTGTTGTAGGCGAACACCGGATCACCGATGCGGCGAACCGAGAGATCACGGCCCAGCAGGTAGATGCCCTTGTCGCTCTGGAATACGACGCCGAGCGGCATCTGGCAAACACTCGAGCGCGACTTGCATCCAACGTCGGAGGTCAGGAGCTGCGCCGGCGTGAACGCGTCGCTGGTTGTCGCGCCACCATCGGCGTCGGGCCCGGGGCCACCGAACGCATAGATCGCGGTCTCCTTGAACACCACGACGTTGTCGTCCATGAGCGCGATCGCCACGATGTCGCCCCCGAACGGGTCGAGCCGCTGTGACAGCAGTGGCGACATCTCGGCCGCGGTGTCGCTGTCGGCGAGCTGCTTGGAGTAGTTGACCAGATCACCGTCGAGCGGGTCGGTCCAGAACAGCCGGTACTTTCCGCCGGCGATGACCTCGCCGCCGCTCGCGATCGGATCGTTCGCGAGCACGCCGCCGTTCGTGTAGAGCGGCTCGAGCGTCTTGGCCGTTGCGTCGCTCATGTTGTCGGTGAACGAAACCGAGTCCACGGTCGGATCGTTGAGCAGGTAGCCGTTGGGGCTGCCGGCCGTCGTCGGATCGACGCTCGAGACACGAAAAAACTCGATCGCCTGTGGGTCGCCGGTCGCGTTGCCGAGCGAGCGGAACACGCTGACGCGTACGCGGCGCTTCGAGGTCAGCCGGTACGTCGGGATCGTGAGCACGACGGCGTCGTTGCTTCCGCTGAGCGTGATCATGGTGGCGACCGAGACCGCGCCGGGGTGGATCAACCCCTGGCCGTCGATCTCCTCGTAGACGAGCTTGTAGTTGTACGCGTTCGTCGTGGTGAGCCCGCCGCCGGTCGTCTGCGAGGTCTCGATCGTGCCACTCGTCGTATCGGGCGCGCAGTGGAAGTCCGACTCGGCCCACCGGTCGCCGTCGTAGTGCTGGATCAGGGCGCCGGACAGATACGTCGCGCCGCCGAGCTCGGTGTAGCGATAGGCGTCGTCGTGATCGAAATCGAGCGTGAACGCTTGGATGCCGGCCTCGCCGAACTGCGTGCCGCTCGTGCCGCTGAGCTGGATGCGGTAGCCGAGCGCAAGCAGGTGCTGACGGGACGTCGGCCCACCGCCGAGCGGCACGCAAGCAGGGAGTTGTGCGCGCACCGGTGCGCCGGTGCTGGCGCCGGGAAGTAGTCGCGCCTGGGCCCGCATCGATGCAGACAGCTGCACGATCGCGACGTACGGGAAGTACAGCACCGGGTGTGTGATCGCGCAGTAGACGTCGCCGGCGTCGTAGAACGCTCGCGAGCCGAGCACGTGTCCGCGCACGGAGGTGCTCGCGGTGACCGTTCCGCCCGTCGTCACCGAGCCCGACTGCACGAGATGCGCATCGAGCGTCGACCCGGTTCGCTCGACCGCCCACCACACCGTGGTCGTGCTCGAGAACTCGACCGTGAGGTTGATCGGCACTGCGGCGGTGATGCCCGTCGACAACGTGCCGCTGTGGCCGGTCACGTCCGATAGGTTGGTACCGACGTGGAACTGATACCGCGCGTTGGTCGACCCGACGCCGCCGGTGTAGCCGTACGCCACGATGATACCGGTGCCGCCGACGGGGCAGTACGAGCAGGCGATCGCGCCGACCGGATTCGTCGTTGCGATCGTGCCGACGCTCGGCAGTCCCGTGATCGGTGATCCCAGCACGCCGCTCGCGTCGATGTACCCGAGCCGATAGCCGCCGTTGGTGGCGGAACCCCAGGCGATCAGCGCTGGTCCACTCGCGTACGCCAGCGTGAACGTCGGGCAGACGTCGTAGCTCGTCGAGACGTCCGACGTCAGCAGCATCGGCGCGCTTGCCGACTCGGGTGCCGCCGGATTGACGATCGATAGCCACAGCAGGTTGCCGTTCAGCCACAGCACGTGCAGCACGTTGCCGACCGCGACCACGCGCGGAAACTGGCCGCTGGCATCGAGCTGCGTGGGTACGAGCAGGATGCGCTGGCTCACCTGCTCGATCACCGAGCACCAGACACCGCCGCGCGAGTCCTCCCACGCCACGACCTCGATGCCGCCGTTGATAGCGACGTCGGCGACGGTCTGCGCCGTTCCCGTGCGAGCCACCGGCGACCCTGTCGCGACGACGGAGCTGACGGCGCCCTGGTCGTCCCAGGTGTCCGAGCTCGGCCGGTAGCTGTAGCCGTGGGCGTTCGCGAATAGCATGAGCTCGGTGCCGCGCTTCGCGATGCCCATCGGATTTGCGTACGGTGTTCCGACGCCGTCGACGAGCTTGCCGAGAGCGCGGTAGCCGTTGCGTTTGGAGAGCGTCGAGTTCTTCGTGAACACGCAGTTCTGCAGGTCGAGCAGCTTCGTGACCGCGACCTGCTTCGCATCGGTCTTCGTGTCCACGCCCTCGGCGAATTGGATCGCCAGCGGCATCTTCTGCAGCGCCATTACGGCACATCCGTGCTGACATCACCCCAGACCACCGAGGTGGCGCCGCTGCCATCGGTCGTCACCTTCAGCCACAGCGTTCCGGTGAGGACCGTCGGCGATGTGGGACCGAAGAGCAGGCTCGTGGCGTTGCTCGCCGTCGACGACCCCGCGAGCTCTGAGAACACGCCGGCGCTGCTCTGCTGAGCGAGCGCGTAGGTGGGCGTGCCGGAGATCGCGTGCATGACGAGCCCGACGCTGATGAGACGCTCGTTGTCGAACATTTCGCACAACGGGAAGTAGCAGACGGTCGAGTTCGGCACGTTCGCGCCGGCGGTACCACCGGTCGTCGAGACGGTTCCGGAGGTCACGTTCGCGAGCGCGCCGATGACCGGGCAGCGCCGCGAGAACGCGCCACGCTGCACGTAGCCGGTGCCCGAGAGCACAAGGTTGCAGTTCGCTGGCAGCGGCACCGACGCCTGCGGCACCGAGAGCACGCCGCCCGTGCTCATCATGACAACCGAGGCCGCGGCGGGCACCGCAGCTGGGAACGTCACCGAATAGCTCGCACCGAGCGCACTCGGGCTCTTGAGCGTCACCTTGTTCGTGATGCTCGCGGCCTTCTGGTACAGGTCGATGTCCGCGGTCGCTAGCCCCGACCAGGGCCGCGGCGAACCCTCGGACTGAAGCAGGTAGCGCTTGGTCGCGTCGTCGAACGACAGGAGCGCGCCGACCGACGAGTAATCGCCGCCGATGCCGCCGACGATCGCCACGTTGAGCGTCGCCCCTGCCGTGATCTGCACGTTCGTGCCGCTCGCGTTGCGGAAGTAGAGGTTGTGGTCTGCGCTGTTGACGAAGATCGCATCGCTGTACGCGGCCACCGCGGCCGCGGCGACCTCGGCGAACGTGAACGCCTTGGCGCCGGTGACCGAGAACCCCTGCCACGGAACGTCGGCGTTGATGTTGAGCGCGCCGCTGACGATCGGCACGCCCGAGCCGGTGAGGTGCGTGTGGCCATCGATCCGGCCGAAGATCGTGTCCAAAATGACGTCCCAAACGCCAGGACTCGCCCCATCCGTCGGAAGGACGAGCGCCATATTGGGAGTCGTGGTCATGGCTAGGCGAACTCCAGCGTCGCGTTGGTCTGGGTAGTGCCGACGGTGGTGATCGTTGCCTGCTTGTCGTCCGCGGCCGTCAGCGCCCACGCGAACGACGCGTCAGCAACGGTCGGCGTGACCGTGCACGCGGTCGGGACGCGCCCGAGCCCGTGGTTGACGACGTTGTCGCCCGCGACGAGCGTGGCCGTCGCCTTCGACCTCGCGCGCTGGTTGCGCTCGAGCTGGTCAATACCCGCCGCGAGACGCTGATGCGACTGCGCGATGGCGGCCGGATCGCCGTCGACGAGGCTGGACGTCAGCATCGTGTTGCGCACCGGCGCGGGCTTTCCACGACGAACCGCCATCAGTAGTCGTCCTCGTAGGGGTCATCGCCGGTGCGGCGTCCGAGGTAGAACGGCTCGCCGGCGTCATGGTCGCCGGCGGTGCGCAGTTGACCGGCGAGCTGCAAGATCTTCGCTTCGATCTCCTGCGTCGGCAGGTCCTGTCGCTGATACGCATCGCGCAGCGCAATGTGCAGCACGAGCTTCTGCTCGACCGGCGTATCGAACGTCACGACGTCGGTGTCGTTCGTCAGCTGTGGCGCCTGCGGGATGTAGAACACGCGCAGCGTCTCGACGGCTTGCGGAACCGGAACGAGCGTGACCTGCGCGAGCGAGAGCCGGTACTTGTAGCGCTTGGCCGTGAGGATGTACTCGCGATGCGTGTCGTCGACCGCGATCGGATAGAGCCGGCCCCACCGCGCCTGCGGATCGGTCGCGACACCCGAGATCAAGATCTCGACCTTGCGCAGCTTGTAGAAGTCGGCCGGAAGCACGTACGCCGCCGTGCCGGCCACCGTCACGAACGTCGGCGAGACGATGGTGTAGTAGTCGTCCCAGCGTTCGACGATGATGTTGTAGCTCTCCTCGAGAGCGTCGTTGAGGAGCTCGTTGGCGACCGCCGGCGTGATGTCGCCCGACCTCTCGTAGCCGCCGCGGACGAGGAACGACGTACGCAGCTGCAGGAGCGTGCGGACGTAGCTCACGCGGGCCCTATCTCGGCGTTGACGAGGTCGGGCCGCATGACGACAAGAAGCGCGGTGCGCAGGTTCTCGGGCGTCAACTCGGTCGGCAGACCGTCCCGAATGCACTTGTCCTGATCGGGGTTGGCGTGCGGATCGATCGGCCGCGTCGTGAGGTCGCCGATTGTCACGAGCTCGAGCAGCTCGTGCATCAGGTAGCCGGTCCATGCCGCGGCGACCCACATGCGCGCGAGGCGCATGCCTGGGAAGTAATGCAGCCGGACGGTAGAAACGTTGAGCGGCCGCATCTCGCGATCTGGGTTCGTCGTGTCGTGCGCGACGTCCAGGCGAAAGAGCAGCCGCGGTGGAGTGTCGGCCGAAAGCTCGAGCTCGACCGTGCTCCGCGGATCGGGGTGTCGGATGATCAGATCGCGCAACGCGCCCTCCCACTTGGCAGCGAGAGGGCACGTCGCGAGATCGCCTTTCACCGACAGCCGCATGGGATCAGGGCTTCGTGGTGTCGTAGCCCTTCAGCGAGATCACGATCAGGTCGTTCACGCCTGGATCGGTCAGTGTCCCGGCCGGGGTGTAGATCCGCAACGTAACCACGCGAGTCGCGGGCACGATGCTCGAGATGATCGCGTAGAGCGCTGTGGTCGGTGAACCACCGCCGCTCATCACCGTCACTCCAACGGGCACAACGCTCGCCAACTGGTGGGCGTACGTGACCGTGATGATCCCGGTGCTGGAGTGCGTCGGTGCTCCGGCCGTAGACTTGTCGACCCCGTTCGCGCCGAGAGGGAACGTCGACACCGCCGCGGACACGGGTCCATCGGCAGGAATCGTGGGCGCGCTCGACGTGTTCCCAAGCACCGCCACGTCGAAGAAGACGGTGCTGTGTGGGATCGCCTTGGCTGGATTGGCTCCTCGGTTCATGTGGCTCCTTACGAGAGCGTCGCGGTTCCGGACCCCGCGGTGAAGACCACCGCCTGCCACGCCGCCCCGCCGTCCCAGAACAGGTCGAGCGTGGTCGTGGTGTCGGTGATGTTGGCGTACGACGTCGCTGCAGCGCCGGCCGCGGTCTTGTAGGCACCGGCGAGATCACCGACCGGCAGAATGGCCGCGGTGGTCACGTCGATGTGGAGCTGCTGCCCCGGGAACCGCCCGTTGGGCAGCGCGTGGGTCAGCGTGCCGTGAACCGTGCCGGTGACCGAAAGGTCCCATGCGCGGTTCATGACCATCCCGGTCGTGGTCGTAGTTCCCACGACGACCGTGGTGCGTCCTGCCGGTGTCAACCGGACGATGTGCCAGGCCGAACCGGTCCACTGGAGGTGGAGCCGTTGCCCCTTCGCGTTGAACACGAACGTGGCGTTGACGCCCCCACCGGCCGTATCCATGGTCGCGACCGTCAACGTCCCGATGGGCGTTGATGCGGCCGTGATCTCCTCGAAGATGTGCTCCTGCCCGGTCACGGTGCCGTCGGCGAGCGAGTACGCCTTCGTCCCCGTCGTGGACAGTTGGGTGAAGAGCGTGGTCAGCGTTGCGGCCCCGCTCGTGATGATCTCGACCGGCGTGCCGGTGCTGGGCGCGCCGATGGTGTCGAGCGCCGCAGCGTGCTCGTTGAGGTTGGCGATCGTCTGCGTGATGAACGCATTGTTCGGATCACTGACGATGGCCACCGGCGGCGTGCTCGCCTGCGGCTTGAAGATGTTCGTATCGATCGTTGCGCGGGTCACGGCAGGATCCCCACGACGTTCCAGCCCGGGCCCTTGTTGGACACGTTGGCGTACTCGCCGATGCGCGCCTCGATGGCGTCGGCGTTCTCCGAGACCTTCAGGATCGACCCGGTTCGCTTCTGCAGGAACATCGGCGCGGTGCCGGCCGAGAACAGCGTCCACGTGTCGAGCTGGAGCCCGTACGTGTGCTTCTGCGGGCAGACGCGGTCGGTGACGATGGTGACGTCGCGCCCGTTGAGCGAGACGTTCCAGCCCTTGTAGCCGACCTCGGCGTCGCCGTCGTAGTCTTGGGCCTTGATGATGACCCACTTGCCTTCGAGCTGCTTCGTCAGGTCCGCCGTCGCCAGCGGGTGCATGACGATCACGTCGAGCATGGCGCCGAACTGATCGGCCTTCGCCATCATGTCGATCAGGACCTCGTGGACGGGCGCGCCCGAATTCGAGGCGTCGACGCGGAGGCCGCCGAGCATCTCGGGCTCGATCGAGCGGTCCTGGCCGTAAAACGTGGTCGCGCCGGGCGCCGCATCGGGCACCCAGTCGCTGAACCCGGAGATCGCCGCGCCGAAGTCGCCGGCGAGGACAGGTAGTCGTTCTGGGCGATCGTCGTGATTCCCGTCGACAGGTTCGCGGTGAACGTGATCGTACCCGCCGAGCGCTGGACGCTCGCGACCGTGAGAGACCCGGTCTCGAGCGAACCGCTCGTGCCATCGGTCGTCGCTGCCTTCGCGACGTCGCCCTTGACCCACGCCCACGCGTCGGACGGATCCTTGAGCGTCGCGACCGTGGTCGCGAGGTTCGAGTTGGTGATCTGGCCCGCCGCGCCGCCGCTGTTGCGGAACAGGCGGAAGTTGAGGTAGTTCGCTTCGGCCTCGATGCCGCGATCGAGCTCGTCGATCATGTCCTCGAACGCGTCCTCGGCGCCGGTCTCGGTCGCCTCGAGAAGCTCGGTCTGCATCTTCGCGAGCCGGTAGTGGCTCTTGCGCGTGACCGTGAACACGCCGAAACCGGACGCGTTGTTGGTCGCCGCCATCGCGGTGCCGAAGTCAGACGAACCACCGCCCGGATACGAGATCCGGATCGGCTGCGTCCATGAACGACCGCCGCCGGTCGTGGTGGTGCGCTTGTTCTTCTTGCTCAGCAGCCCGAACGTGGTGTTCTGCTGCGACGCGAGGTTGAGGAGGGGACCGGCCGCGTAGTGCTGCTTGAGCACTGCGTCGGCAGTTGTCAGGGTATCGCCAGCCATGGTGAACGGATTCCTTGTCGTCTTTCGACGACGATTCAGAGGGACGTACGGAACGTCGCGTCTGAGTGCGGAACCGCTACCTGGGCGGATCGACCTGGTGCGCTCTTAGCTTGACAATCACGCTATTCGATTGGCGGCGTGAACGCAAGCGGGTCTATTCCTGCTTGCCCGCGATCATCGTGCGGAACGCCGCCTTGGTCGCTTCGACGTGCTTGTCGCGACTCCACTTGTTCGGCGACTGCGGGACGGTGGGCGCCTTCGGCGGAACCGGTGGAGCGGGTGGCGTCGTCACCGGTTTCGCTGCGGGTGGTGCGGGTGGCTTCGCGGCCACCGGATCGGCGCCGAGCAGCGGCTTCCGCTTGTCGTAGTACTTCCGCGCGCTCTCGGCGAGGTAGTCGTTCGCGCGCTGACTCGCCTCCTGCCACGACAGCTGGGTTCCGTCCTTGGTGACCGCTGCGCGGATCACGTCAACGATGATTTTCCCGGGCTCGTCTTCGGCCGCGAGCCATGGATATGCCTTCGCCGTCGCAGAGACCGCCGGCTTGCCCTCGGCATCGTTCGCCGGCGCGAACTGCTGCGACAGCACGGTCGCCGCCTTCGTCCATTCCTGCTCGACACGCTCGGCCTCGGCCTTCTCGGTCGCAGCGGCACGCTCCTTCTCGATCTGCGCGGCTGCGGCGGCTTCCTTGCGCGTCTGGATCGTCTTGTGGGTGCGGACGATCTTCTTGGCCTGCGCCGCGTCGAGCTTCACCCGCACGTTCTCGGGCAGCGGCACACCGAGCACGTCCGACGAGAGCATCGTGATGAAGTCCGAGACCTCGCTCTTGAACTCGTCGTCGGTGGCGAACTTCTCACCGCGCATCGCCTCGAGCCAGTTGCGATAGGCCGCCGGCGGCGAGTCGATGTACGCCTCGAGCGAGTGTGTGTCGGGCAACGACGGCGCTGCTGGTTCGGCTGCCTTGCGCTGCTTCTCGGCCTCGGCCTTCTCGGTAGCACGCTCGGCGGCGATCTGCTCTCGCTCGGCCTTCAGCTGCTGGACGAGCTGGCGAACCTCGGGATCGAGCGATGGCGCCGGCGGTGTGCCGGCGACTGGCTTGGGCACCTCGGCCGTTGCTGGCCTGGGCGCAACCGGATCGGCGCCAGCAATCTTCGCGGCCGCCGCATCGGCCGTGGCCGCGAGCTCGGCGACCTTGGCGGCTGGTGCTTCAGGGTCGAGCTCGTCGGCTTCGCTCGGCGCCGCGGGCGCCGCGGGCTCTTTCTTGCTCGCGAGGATCGCCTCGGCGAACGCCTTGCGCGCCTGCTGTGTGCGCGCGGTCGACCGCGGCTTGTGGAGCAGCGGCGCGTCTGTGACGGAGCTGCTGTCGATGCCGCCCTGTTTGGCTGCGTCCTTCGGGCTGTCGTCGTCGGTCGGGATCACACCCGGCGCGTCGGCCGGACCGGATCCGCTGTCGCCTTCTACGTACTCATCATCGTCCGCCATTACACGGTCTTCGCTCATGGGGTCACCTGTTCCTGGTCCTGGTTGAATTCGGCCGCGTCGTGCTCGATCACCTGATCACGACGCCACGGCTTCGGGATCGCGTTGGCGACGCAAAGCCAGAGGTTCTTGTCTTGCTCGACCGCGTAGACGCGTCGGCCGGCACAGCGCGGGCACGCGTCACCGAGACGAAAGCGGGAGACGTCGATCACGGCGCTCGATTCATTTGGTGGCGATGACCGTTGGAGAAAGCGGTTGGATCGATCGTCTGGGCTCGTACTCTCGGAGCTCGGCGTCGTCCACGATCCCTGGATCGGTCCCCATCGGAGCCGGCACAACTGCCCGGCCTTGGGCATACAACGGAGGCTGCGGTGCGACGTAGGGTCCGGCAGGCTGCGGCGGTACGAGCCGATCCAAGAGATGCGGTTGTCGTGCGTCCATCGATCGGATCTGGTCGGCCAACAGCATCCCAGGACCGCCGCTCGGAAGGAGCGGTGGCGGTGCTGCAGCGAACTGCGCCTGACGCATCCGCGTCACCGGACCCAGCGGATCGCCCGCGTTGACGCTCGAGATCGCATCGACGCCGCCGGGCATCGCGACCGGAGGAGCTCCGTACGGAGCGGCCGCCGCCATCGGCGCGTGGAGTCCTTGTTCGAATCCTTGCTGGAAGCCCGCCGGGAACTGCACGGGCGCGCCACCGGACGCCTCGTACTGGTGCGCGGCCGCGATCACCGACTTGCTGTTCGGATCGCTGTGCGCCAGGTAGAAGTCGGCGTGTCGATTCGCGAGCTCGGGCGAGTACCCGTACTTGCTCTGGAGGTAGTTCGCCACCGTGCCGTGCGCCTGACCGATCGGCACCACGACCTCGGGGCCCTTCTCGCCGATCAGCGCCACGGTCGGCTTGCTCACCACGCCGCCGTCGCCGAACGCCGGCATGCCGCCTGGTCCCGCGCCCTGCGGTGGCGCTCCTGGTGGTGCCCCGCCTGGACCCGGCGGTGGCCCACCGTCGGGCCCGAGCAGCTGCGCTGCGTTGCCCTGCGCGACGATGTTGTTCTGCTGCGCGCCGGCGAGCGACGGTGCTCCTGCCTTCGCGATCGCGTCGATCCGTTTGCACTCGGCGATGAAGTCGCGGAAGCGCTGGCAGATGACGTCGCTGGCCTTCTTCGACTTTGCTTCCTCGAGCTCGCCGAGCGCCAGGAGCTTGCCGAGCGCCACGTTCATCTCCGGATCCGGCATGCACTCGATGAGCGGCACCTTCGGATTCGACAGGTCCGACAGGCACTGCTCGATGCGGTGCACCGGTCCGAGGATCCCGCGGTTAGCCCGCGCGATGTCGGGCTCCTCGAACATCGCCGCGGAGAGCGACGGGTCAGGGATGAGGCCAGCCTTCGCCGCCTCGTTGACCTCGTTGAGCTTGCCGCCGCGGGCGCCGGTGATGAAGTTCTCGGGCTCGAGCGTCAAGTGGTAGTCGCCGCCATCGACGTCGACGTCGGGCCACTCGTTCTCGCGGATCCACGCGGCGAGCTCGTCCTTCTTGATCGCCGGGGGCTGCTCGTCGAACATCTTCTCGAGCTTGCCGTTCGCCTCGTCGTGCATCATCCGCGCGCCGTCGACGTGACGGAGGCCGACCTGCACGCGCCACTGCTGGTAGCCGCTCTCGACGTGCGCGAATCGATCGGACTGCTGATCGTCCATCGTGTCGAGCGCCTTGCCGCTCGGCGTACCGGGCAGGCTCGCCTTGGCCTGCGATGCCCAGCTCGAGATGCCGCTGGTCGCGTCCATCACCTCGAGCATCTGGAACGCGATGCTCCACGCCTGCTTGCTGACCGGATCGGCGGCGATGTACCGGGGCTCGGCTCCGTCGTGTTCGATCACCGCGGGGTGCCGCGCCTTCAGGTGGTGCTTGTTCGCGCCGCCCTGGCGGGGCTGGAAAACCTTGAGCTGACTGCCGTAGTGAATCGCCTCGCGCGCATCCGAGAGGATGTCGTTAACCCAGCCTTGCGCCTCGGACTGCTCGTAAACGAGGCCCGTTCCGCGGCCGACACCGCGCGTCGGCGGCGACCAGTACACCGGCACGAGCGGATCGCGCGGGCACGTCCATGGCGCGCGCGCGATCGTCTTGTTGCGCAGGCACACGATCCACTGGCCGTCCTTCGCCGTCGGCGAGCTCGGCGGGTGCCAGCTCTCCGCGACCTCGACCATGTCGGCGAGGTTCGGGCCGACGTACGTGTAGCTCATCCACGCGTCGACGCGATTGAACTGCGGCGCCGCGAGGATCGCCTCCTTCATCGCGGGGAACCTGGCGATCAGCGTGTCACGGCTTTCGGGCCGGACATGCGCGCGCTGGGTCAGCAGGCTGTAGAGCGCCTCGCGGTGATCGTAGACGACCTCATAGGCCGGGACGCGGCGGAACTCGGTGTCGCCGCCCACCCGCTCGATCTTGCCGTACGCGGTGCCCCGGATGATGAAGTCGCGGACGACGAGCGGCGCCGCGAGCTCCATATCGCCAGAGCCCATCTTGCGCCGCAGCACCCGCGACTGCTCGCGCGCGAACCGCGCCTCGGTGTAGTCGGCGTCGTCGGCGCTGATCACCGGCATCGAGCGGACCTTGGTCAGCCGCGCCGTGCCGGTGTCGACGAGCGCCTTGATCTTGTTGATCGGGTTGCGACCGCCGATGCCGCCGGTCCAGCGGCCGTTCGCGTTGAGTCGGCCGGCGGCGCTGATCGGCGTGTCACTGTAGATCGCCTCGGACACCAGGTCGCCGATCGCGTCGCCCGACCACGTCGTGCGCTGGCGATCGACCCACTGCCACAGCGTCGCGCGAGCCGCGTCACCACCGCCTTGCGCCAGGGCGAGCCACCATTTGAGGTACTTGACCTCGTCGCGCTGTCGCGCCCGCTTGGGCTTGACCTCGTCGTAGTCGCGGACGTTTCCGCCGCTGCGAGCGTCGACGACCTTACGGCGTGCCACGACCAGCACCGGCGGGGTGCTGGGTCGACGAGATCGAACGAATCACGATGCGGAGCGTGGTCCCTGGCATTGGCATCAATTCCCCTCCGGGTTGACGTCACCGCGCGCGACCCGTTCGACGTACGCGTCGAGCAGCGCGCCCTCTTCGAGCGTCACGCCGAGGAGGTTGCGAACACAGACCTCGGCATCCTGCCCGTTCGTGAACGAGCCGTAGCACTTACCATTGGCCCACACGTCGAATCGGTGCATGCCGAAGTACTGCCGCACGTGAAAGTTTCGCGTGCGTAGCTCGATGCCGATGTCGATTGGGCTCCGCATCGCTTGCATCCTAGTCGACTGCTCAGCCATCGAGCAACGCTTCCTCTGGAACCGTCTCGCTCGGCTTGGCCGTGGGCTGCTTGAGCAGCTCGGCGCCGAACTTCTCATACATGGTCGGACGCGGCTCCGCGGGCTTGCGCTGCTCAGCCGCGGCGATGTCGGCCTTCGTGTCGATCACGCCGTCGAGCGTGACGTCGCCGACGGTGAGCGTCGTGTACGCGATGCCCTCCTTGCGGAGCATCAGGATGAAGTCCTGAAGCTGTTTGACGGTCACCACGTGATCTTTCTGTAGAGGTCATCTCGGCTGATCGTGAAGCTGGCGGTCGGTCTGGCCGGTGGCTGGTCCACTGGTGCCTCGACGATCCAGTAGTTATCGGTGTCGTACTTGCCTCGCGACGCGATGCAGTTCGCTTTTGTAGCCTCAGCGTTCATGGCGCTCGTGAACACCCCGACCAGCTCCTCGCCGGGCAACAGGCGTTGCCGTCTTCGCGGAAGAGCAGCCAGACGATCATCGTGGCACCAGAAGCGGATGTGGTCGACTCGCCAAATCGGGCGCGATCTCGTCGCTCAGTTTGTCGTGATCGGATTCGATGGGCGGCCGGGCCGCCTTTTCGGCAAGCCACGCGACAACGTCGGGCCGACTGCGCGTCGTTTCGAGCATCTCGCCGCAGATCGAACAGCAGTCGTGATCGAGCCACACCCACGGCACGCCGTAGTCGTTGCGGCAGTCGGCGTCCGTGTTGTCGAGGTGCGCTCCGATGTCGACGTGCGGGCAGGTCTCGCGCTCCCATTCGTTCTCGCGCTTCGTGTCAACCACGTACTGCTTGATGCGCGTTCCGGGTAGCGGATAGAAGTCCTTGAGCATGGCGTTCACGCTGGTGATTGTAGCCGTCACGCGACACCTCGCCGACGCCACGGCTGCTCGAGATCCTCGTCCAGCTCCGCCTCGAGCTCGGCGGCCTCGCGTGCGTATGCAGCTGGCGTTCCCGCCGCGGGCGGCAGCTCCTCCGGTCGAAACCGGAAGTGGTACGCACGCCGATGCCCGTAGAGCCCGGCATCGCAGCAATCGTTCGCGAGGGTCGGATCCTCGACCATGCGACCCGAGCCGTCGACGATGGTCGCCCACTGCAGCTCGCGCATCTCGGCGATCAACGGCGATCCGGATCGGAACTTCACGCGGCGCGCGAGCACGTCGGCGTTGAACACGTTGATCGCGGTCTGCTTGTGCTGCTTCTCGGCTTCGACGATCGGCAGGCCGTAGCGATCGACCCACTCCTTGCTCCAGCCCTTGACCACCTGCTTGCCGATGCCGCCGGCGTCCGCGTCGATCGTGCCGACGGCGACATGCGCACGGATCGCCTTGAGCGCCTCGTTCTGGGCATCGCTGTCGAGCCCCGACTTCTTCCACGAGCAGACCTCGTAGAGCACCGGATCGTGCGGGTGCCACGACCACAGGACCTCGGCGAACGGATCGTTGTAGCCGAGGTCGCACGCGAGCGCGAACAGCCCGTCGCGCCAGTCGTAGGGTAGATCCGCCAGCGCCGCGACGACGTCGACGAAGCCGTCCGGGCGAGCTCGGTGTGGCGCGTAGAACAGCTCGGCGTCGGTGAGCTTGTTGACCGCGTAGACGAAGTTGGAGTCTTCGCCGACCCACTCGGCGAACGCGGACCGCCGCATGATCGGCGAATCGAGCGGCGCGACCTCGGGGCCGCCGAGCAGCTCCTGGAGCCCGAGCACACCGGTCAGGTGCCGCGCTCCGAGGATCGCCTGAGGCATCTCGAACGGCTCGTGCGGCCCGCTGACGATCGCGTCGTGAACGCCCCACACCGTGAACCACTGGCCGTCGATGAGCTTGGCGCGACCCCAGAACGGGTTGTCGAGCATCGTCCAGCGCTGGACCTGCCAGCCCTTCGTCTTCGAGTCCGTGCGCGTCACGTCGTAGAACAGCCCCGACATCTTGCGCTCGGCCGTGCCGGTCATCAGGAACTCGCCCTCGTAGTCGAGCAGCGCGGGCAGCATGGTCTCGACGATCGTGGTCGTGAACTTCGACGGGATCCGCTGCGCCTCGTCCCAACGCACGCGGTTCCACGGCATGCCGAGCGCCTTGCGGATCGCCGCGTCGTCGTCGACGCCGATCAGGAAGATCCAGCTGTTGATCGCGGGGAACCGGATCGTCAGCTCGGACTCGTTAACGACCGCCATCCCGCTGTCGATCCAGCCGCGATCGCGGACGAGCGACATCATCCCGTCGCCGCGCGCGCCGTGCCACGCGAGTCGCTTGGACTCGGCCCGGGTCTCGTTGACGTAGAGGAACCGGCCGTCCTGGGTCTGTGCGGCGTGCTCGACGTCGCTCTCGTTGCCACCGCGCGTCTTGCCGGCGCGGCGCGAGCACAGCGCGGCTCGGAGCGACTTCTTGCGCGGCCGGTAGAAGTCGCGCTGCGCGTCGAAGTGGTGCGCTGTCAGCGACGCCAGGGACGCGCGTCCTGTGCGCCGGCGATAGTGCGCTTCGACGGCGGGGTTCACCGTCGCGCCTCGAGCACCCGCAGATCATTCGCCGCGTCGCTGACCGCATGCCAATCACGCCGCCGCACTGCGGAGAGCAGGTAGGTGACGAGGGCGGCGTGATCATCTTCGAGATCGTCTCGGGCCTCGATGCAAACGTTGTCACCTTGGCACCCGGCAACGATCGCTGATGTCACGTCAGCATCGCAGTGAAGAACGCCGGTCTCGGCATCTACGCGCGTCAGTCCAAGCGATCCGTACCGAAGCGAGCCGTCGGGCGCAGCGAGCCGAATCGTGTCGCCCGCCTTGTAGTCTTGGGCGATCTCGGCGTTAGTCAGGAGCGCGATCGCGTTGCCATGGATCGCCGCGACCGTCGAGTGAAACGGTGAAGTGATCGTCCTCGGACTGTGTGCGCAGCAGCCCATGCTACTTCGTCGCTTCCTCGCTGAGCCGCTTGATCGCGTCCGTGTACGCCTGCTGAGCGGCGCGGAACTCGACGTCAGCGGCCTTGACGCGGACGGCAGCGGCGCGGAACTCGACCAGGGCGTCGAGCTCGGAGCCGATGGGGGGCGCATCGCTACGGCGCTTGAGCACAAATGACGACGCCACCCTCGGATCCATCGGATCGAGGATGTCCGCCATGCTGGCATCGCTTGCCATGACGGATGGCGTGCCGGTCACGGCCGCACCGCGGGATCGATGTTGCGCCGCACCGGCTCGGCCTTCACGGCCACGTCGGGGATCCGCACTTTGTACGATATCGCCAGCGCCGACACCTCGCGCCGCACGCCATCGGCGGACGTCAGCCAGACGTCTCCGTTCTTCTGCTCCTCGCACTTGAGCAGCGGGAACTTCTCGATCGACCAGTGCGAGATCGACGACGGGTAGTTGGTGACGCCCGAGACCACGGTGACGCCGGGGAGGAAGTAGACCGCGCGGAGCTGCATGGCTAGCTCTTCCCTTCGGGATCTGCCGCCGTGTGAATCGCGAGAGCGTCGTTCGCGTCGATGTCGTAGTAGGTCTTGCCGCCGTCGTTCGAGAAGCACGACGACGAGCGCCGGTTCTGCCAGACCGGCGGATCGCCCTTGGGAGTCATGTCGGCGACGTCCACCCACTCGGCGGGGTCGCTCGTGATCGGCGTCAGTGGCTTGAACCGGAGCAGCTTCTCGAGGATCGACACGGTCATGGCCGCGGACATGCCGCTGTGGCCTTCCTCCGCGAAGACCTTGACGACCTTCATCACGCCCTCGCCGAGCATGCCCCCGTAGTCGCTGTCCTTGTCGAAGAGGCCGGCGCGGCGGAGCTCGGTCTCGGCGTGGGTGACGAGATTGCTCATCGCTAGTCCGCCTCCCTCTCGGCGGCGTCGAGGGCATCCATGCGCTCGAGCGTGTCGCCGGCGGTGTCGATGATGCCCTGCTTGCGCGCGCGCTCGACCGCGTCTTTCTGCGCGACCGCGCCGTCGCTGATCGCGTGGCTGCCGGGCTGCATCCGTAGGAGCTTGCCGTCGAGCCCGGTGAGCAGCGACTGCTCGGGCAGATTGAGCATGACGCCGAGCACGTACTGCTCGTTGAGCAAGCGCAACACCTTCTCGTTGCCGTTCTCGTCATCGAGCGGAAACTCGACGCCCTGGTTCTTGGCGAACGCGACGATATCGCCAACCTTGAGCGCGACCGGGATCAACCGGCCGTCCGCGGCGTAGCGGCCGGGGCCGACCTCGAGGACCTTGGCGTAGCGATACGGCGTCGACGCCTTCGCGACCTGGGGGATGAGCAGGCCGCCCTTGGAGACTTCGCCGAGGGCGAACTCCTCGACGACGAGGTTGTTGTGGAGCGGAACGATGCGAGTCACGGTGTCACCTGGCTTCCTGGTTATGAGTGC